CCGGTTATCAAATGTATATTGGTACTGGTGGTGATATGGATGAGTCTGTTGCTGATGTAGAAGAAATGGCATACAACCCTGCAAAGTTTAATTTGCTTGAGTTTGATAATATTTGGGAAGAAGATGAAATCTCTTCAACTGGAAAAGTAGCGGCCTTTGTTCCAGCTTATGAGTTTGAAATTATTGATGAAGATGGAAATAGTTTGATCGAGGAAAGTATTGTTTCTATTCAAAAAGAATTGTCAAGCAAAAATTCTTCTGAACGTTACATTGCTCTTACTGCTAAACCACTTTATCTATCACAAATGTTTATGGTAGCTACTGGTGGTTTTCTTGGAGAAACTGCTAATCAGAAATTGAATGATAGAAAACGTTATCTTCTTACCCATCGTGAACAACAGATTGCTTATAATGCAGAAATTAATTGGATTGATCCATTTGATTGGGGTAAAGGAGTAGAACTTGTACCATCAGAATTAGGCCGTTTCCTTATTATACAAGCACCGGAAGTTGATGGTTATGGTAAGGTATGGAAAAACCTTTATAGTGCTGCTACGGACAGTTATGATAAGGTAGAAAGTGAAACATCATTCTCATTGGGTAGTTGTTCTATTTGGAAAGGAGCTATTGATTCACATCATACATTTGACCATTGGGTTGCCCGAGTAACAGAACGACCGACAGAAGATGAAGGTGGAAATTATCAGTTCTATGAAGATTCAATAAAGCTTTGTTATCTATATGGTGAATGTGAGAATTTAATAGAGTATTCTAATGTGTTGATTTTTGATTATTATAAGCGTGCCGGTTGCGAATTTCTATTGCAAGAACGACCACAAATGGTAATCAGTCAATATGTACAAGATGGAAAAGCAGCCCAACGTTATGGAGTAGAACAATCATTTATACCACATGCTTTAAATATTTGGAGAGATAAGATGAAGCAAGATGATTTTGCTATTATTGACAAAATGTACGACATACGACAAATTGAAGCTTTTGCCAAATTCAAGAAGTCACCAAAATACAATTGTGATATTACTATTGCAAGTGCTTTAAATATTGCAAGTGCATTAGAAACACAAGAGTTCGCAGCCTATTCAGAAGGAGAAGAACAAGAAGAGGACACATACGGTGGATATGTATCTGAGAACAATCAAAATATTAAATTCGCTTCTTAAAATCAATATTATGTTTCCAGAAAAATTAATCAATAACGATAACAAAGACGACAACTATTTCAAAGAAGTTGCCAAATATATTCTATCATCCGGTGCTTCTGATTTTCATGAAGATAATGTAAAAGACAGAAAATGTTGGAATATCTATCATGGTATTGTAGATAATACAAAATTTGAATATTTGACCAAAGTTGAAGGTTTTACTTATCCGGCCAAGTTTAGAAATATAGGTAATGAGATTGTAAGAAGTAAACTTAATATCTTAGAGTCTAAACAAGCTCGTAGGTCATTCAAGAGCAAAGCAATTGCTATGGATGAACGTACACTTCAATTGAAGTATGAAAATCGCATTAAGGCCAGTCTAAATGCTCGCTTGGAAATGTATAAAGAACGTGATGCTATTGTTCAACAACAGATTCAAGAAGTACAAGATAGAATGAGTGATATGCAAAAGCAATTAGAAGTTCAACCGGACAACGAACAAGCACAAGCTCAAATGGAAGAACTGAAAAAGAATATGCCTATGATCCAATTGGAAATGCAAAAACTTATTAGAAATCTTTCTCGTGTTTCATTAGATAATAATGAAATGCAAAAACGTATTGATTACTTCTTATTAAATACTGATGTTGAGATAATGCAACAAGTAGCTAATGCTGCATTAAAATCAGCTATACAAACAGAAGATTTAAAACAACATTGGAATGTAGGACTCCGCGAAAAAATTGTTACTGGTAAACCAACTTATATCACTTACTACAATCCTAGAACAAAGAATGTTGTTTTCAAACAAGTTGATGCTAATACGGCAGCTTATTCTAAAGGTGGTAATAACCGTTGGACTCAGAATGGTGAATGGTGTTTTACAAAAGAGTATATGAACAAAAGTCAAGTGTTTGCAGAATTTGAATTATCAAAACACGAAGAACTTATTATTTCAGCATATAGTCTTGGTGATTCTACGGCTTTAAAGAACTATATAGGTAATAGTGCTTACTTTGATAATAGTGAAAACTTCAATGATCAGCATAATGCAATTGAAGTATCACGTATTTGGTTCCTGGCACCTCGTGAGATATTTTGGAAAAAGACACCTAACAAATATCGTCCGGATGAATACTTTGTACACCTTACAACAAAAGATGCTAAACTAAAAAAAGATGAAATACGTAATCGCGCTGTCATTTATGATATGTATCATGTTGTTGTTATTGGAAACGTTATTCATATCAATATGGGTAAACAAGAGAATGTTTTTAGACCACTTGATATGCCAGGACTGCCAACACTACCACTTGTGGCAAGATCGTTTAATACAGCGTCTGAAAAACCATATTCTCTTATATGGAGAGTACGAGAACTGATAGAACTTTATGATATCGTAAATTATAAAAAAGAACTTACTATTGCTTTATCCGGAGTAAAAGGTATGATAATGGATAAAAGCCAAAAACCTGATAACATGACTTCGGGTAAATGGATGTATTATCGTAAGCTTGGAACTATGTGGATTGAAACAATGAAAAAAGGTCGTAAAACACCGGCTTCTTATAATCAATTCCAAAACTATGATGATACCATTACTCAAAGTATTACTTTCATTGATAATGTTCTTAATGGCATAGATTCATTAATAGGTAAATTGATTGGTATTACTGATGCTTCACTTGGACAATTTGTTTCTTCGGATCCAGTAAGTAATGTAAACATGTCGCGAGAACAATCTTCTCTTATTACTGAGATACAGTTCTCCGAAAATGATACTGTTTTTGATAAGGCCATTGAACTATACCTAAATTTAAAAATTCGTTATACATGGAAAGATGGTAAAGTATTAAACTATCTTGATAAAGACTTAGAAGAAGTTTTAGTTCAAATTCCAAAAGGAACATTAAATGGTTCTGATTTTCGAATATATTCTTCCAATAATGTAAAAGAAGAATCACGTCTTGAAGATTTACGTACTGCAGCTATGCAATCATGGGGCCGTGCTGAACTTCCATTTACTTCTGTTGTAAGCATGTTTAAGATTGAAGATTTGACTGAGATGGAAAACAAACTCATTCAAATGTCTAAAGAAGCCGAAGAAATCAGACAACAAAATGCAGTTGCAACTGAAACAGCAAAAGAAGAAGCTAAACAAAAAACAATGAATTTACAGGCTCAGATTGATATGCAGCTTTTAAAAACAAAAGATGAATTTGATTTGGCTTCAAGAGAGATTGAAAAAGCTCGTTTACAACTTGATGAAAAACGTTATGAATGGGAATCAGAGTTTAAAGAACGAGAACTTGTTGTTAAAGAGAAAACTGAAAACTTCAAAATCATGGCACAAAATGATATTGAATCAGCTTACTTACAAGAAGAAGGACGTGCTAATAGAGTACAAGAAATGATGAAACAGTTTGAAATCAAGATGAATGCAATACTTTCAGAAGCGCAATTAAAAACAGGAGAATTGCAATCTATTCGAAAGACTAATGTTGATCATGAAAAAAACATGAGGAACAAAGTAAATTTAAAAGACTCATAGTAATTAAATTATTCATATATTTGCATCTATATTATTAATCAAATCAAACACTTATGTTTAAAGACAGATTAGAAAAAGCGATTGAAGATATTCAATCTAAGAACAATGGACTTAAAGATTATCCAAGTCTTATTGAAGTATGCGATCCGGGCGAAACAGGATTTAAATGTAGAACAGTAAATACTACTGGTGAAGTTCTTATTTGTCCAATCACAGTTCCGTATACGGAAAAAATGATTAAGATGGCTAATTATCAACCATCATTAGAAGAGTTCAAAGGCGTTCATCCACATATGGCCGTTATTATGGAAAGTGGAAGTGGTCAATTTAAATCCGGTGATGTTGTCTATTATAGACCAAGTATGGCTCAAGCTACATCACAAATCGTTGTTAAGGGTGCACTTGCTTTAGTAGTAAGTGATTCATATCTATTAGGAGTTGATACTAACTTTAATGATTTAATCAATGTATAAGCCATTATTTTTAAAAATGATAGAAGCTACCGAAGGTCAAGATACCTCTGGTGGCTTTTCTGTTGAAGAACTTCAAAGGCTAGAAGCGCCTGCCGGTACATATGATGAACCTATTAAAGTAGAAGAAGCCGCTGAAAAAGCAACAGAAGATGTCGTAGAGGAAGTTTATACTCCTAGTCCTTTGTGGGATTCATTTAAAGATTTAGAAGGCTTTAAAATGCCTGAAAAGATTACTGCTGAAACAGATAAGGATTTACTTCGTCCATTGT